CTCGGACATCACGAACGAGGTTGCGTCCGGTGGTGGGTACACGACTGGTGGTGCAACCCTTGCGTCAAAGACGACGAACTACGATTCAGCGACCAACACGTTTTCGCTCCGTGCGGGCGCAACAAGTTGGACGACGGCAACGTTCACCGCACGTTACGCAGTCTTGTACAAGGACACTGGCACCGCATCGACGTCTCCGCTTCTGGGGTACGTGAACTTCGGCGGAGACCAGACGGTTACGAGCGGTACGTTCACGATCACGTGGGATACGACTGACGGCGCTCTGAAGATCGTCGCGGCCTAGCGATGGCAGATAACGTCACGCTCAACGCTATGGCCGGTGGCTCGACAGTCGCCGCCGACGAAGTAACCGACGGCACGCTTGGAACTGTCAAGGTCCAGTACGTCAAGATTATGGATGGAACTCTTGACGGGACGAACAAGGCAAATGTTGACGCCAACGGCCTTCGCATTGTCCAGCGAAGCGGCACCACGCTTGGACAGGGTTCCGCTGCTCCCACTGCAACGGCCACACTTATTGCGGCAGCAGTAAGCAGCAGCCCGTTTCGACGCTCGGTAACAATCTGCAACACCGGCTCGTTCAATGTTTACGTTGGAGGTTCTGGCGTTACTGCGACTACCGGTATCCTCCTTGTCCCTTATGCAACAGTGACGCTTACTGAAGCAGCAAACGCCGCTGTGTATGGGATAACCGCAAGCGGAACCGGCGCAGTTACTTACATGGCAGAGAGCGACTAATGACCGTCGTTATCCCACCAAGTTTCCGACTGATCTCGACGCAGGATTACTCCAGCGGTTCCGGCACATACACCATCCCGTCAAACGGAAAGTTGCTTGTCGTTCATCTGTGGGGTGCTGGCGGTGGCGGTGGTGGTGGGCGGCTCAACGCTTCTGGATACGGCGGCGGTGGCGGCGGTGGCGGAGGGTACGCACAGTATTCCGCTGACGTTGCACAGTTTGGCGGTGGTGGTTCATCTGTCAGTTACAGCGTTGGCTCTGGAGGAAGTGCCGGTACAAGCGGCACAACGGCCACAGTCGGTGGCAATGGCGGCACAACTTCATTTGGTTCGCTTGCTGCCGCTGGGGGTACTGGTGGATTGCCGGGAAGTATCGGGTCGCCCTCAACTCTTGCCAACTGCATGGGCGGATTTTCACCATCCGGTGTTGCAGTTCCTCGGTTTGATTACTCGTCCACTATTTTGGGATCTCTTACAACCAGTACCCCCTCAACCTCATTTGCGCATTACATGCTTATGTTGATGCGTGGTCCGGGGCACGGCGGAAATGCAGCGGGGCTAGGCGGTGTCACCACGCAGGGCTACCAGAACTATCTTGGCGGCGGCGGCGGCGGCGGCGGTGCCGCAGTTACGTCAACAAATGGTAGCGCGGGGGGGTCTTGCACAACGCTTGCCTCGGCCTCTGGATTAACTTCGCTAGGTACTGGTGGTGGCGGCGCTGGCGGTGTTGGTAGTGCTGCTGCCGGTACAGCGGGTTCTTTGGGTGCTGGTGGTGGTGGGGGCGGTGGAGGATCCGTGGGCGGAATCGGTGGTGCTGGATCAAGTGCCAGCGCATCGTCTTCTACTATTTCCAGTTGGTATGGCGCTGGCGGCGGCGGCGGCGGTGGCGGTGGCTCGTCAAGTGTCACTGCTGGTGGAAGCGGCGGTGCCGGTTACATAAAGATTTATGTGTACGGGTAGCCCCACACAACATAACGAGTAGCAAATGACCGTCGTACTCCTTCTCTCGAACGGGGTAGATGTAGGGATTTCTGCTGTTGCGGGTAGTTCAACCGCTTCAGCAACTCCAGCGTCTGTTCGCATTGACACATCTATCGCGCCCCCCGGTGGCTCGGCTTCGAGTTCTTCGGCATCTTCATACCCGAGCATCGCTGCCACAGCAACGTCTGCTTCTTCTACCGCAGGCGCGACTGCACCAACCGCGTCAGTTTCTACGGTCGCAGCGCCTGCGTCGTCTACTGCGTACGGTGTGTCGCCGCTACCAGTTATCTCGTCTGCTGTACAGGCTGCGCTTGCGTCTGCGCTTGCACCTTCTCAGCAACCGTCGATAGGAGCGTTTCCTCCTGCGGGTAGCGCAACGTCATCATGTACGTCGCCGTCGGTATCCGTTTTTATTGCTGCGCTGTCGTCGTCGGCGTCTGCGTACTCTACCGCACCGCAACCATCGGTATTTACCTCACCGCCATCTGGAGTTGCAAACGCTTCTTGCCATGCTCCGCTTGCTGATGTCGAATGGATTGTTTACCCCTCCGCTGGATCAGCAACTTCGTCTGCAAAGTATCCAGCGATTGCACTTGCTGCGTACCCGATGTCTGCGCTTATCAACGCATCGCCTGCTTCCCCAAGCCTTTACATCTGGAGTTCTCACCGCGCAGCAAGCGGGACAGCATCAAGTTCTTCCGGCAGAGAGTCCTCCGGCTCTGCAACATCTTTTTCGGGAAGGTCAAGCAGCGGGGCAGCAAACTCTAGTTCTGGCCGTAGTTCGTCCGGGACAGCGTACCCAATAGATTTTTCAACCGCAGGTTTGCTTCTTGCGCTAACCTGTGCAGGGCCAAATACGCGCACAAAAAGCGGAACAGCGTCTCCATCGTCTGGGAGGAATAGTTAGTGCCTGCATCATTTAGCGGTTATTACACTGGGAAGGGCGACGCTGCGACAAAAATCCAGCGCATGGTTTCTCAGGGTAAGAACGTTGCACGTAACGAGCGACGCCGCTGGCAGCAGAACCGGATGATCTATCGCGGTGACCAGTGGGTCAGGGCGCGTCCCGGCGCTGGCTTTTCGTCAGGTCGTCTTGAAGTTCTTTCCGAAGGAGCGCGTGGGCGCAAGCGCGATACGTTCAACCGCCTGCGGCAGATGACCGACGGTCGTGTCTCTACGCTTACCTCTCAGCGCCCGCCGTACGAAGTGATCCCGAAGAGCCGTGAGCAGGACGTTATTGACGCTGCTCGTCAGGCGCAGAAACTTATTGCAGCGAAGTGGGGCGAACGCGGCTGGGGAGTTGACGTTGCTCTGCGTGAGATGGTACTTACCGGAGAGATCGACGGGGTGTCGTTTCTTTCAGTGATCTTTGACCCGCATTGCGGGGAAGAGACGGTCATTTACATCGACCAGAGCGGCCAGCCAATCTCTTCGCGTGAGCAGTACGAGGCACTCACCATGCAAGACGAAACTGGTGGAACGCTCTGGAAAGACCAGCGCGTCAAGATGGGTGAGATTGTTTGGCGTGTCGTACGACCCGGAGCAATTGCGACCGATCCATCTGCAATCCACTGGAAGGACGTCAACTGGGTTATTGAGTCTCGTGTTCTTCCTCGCGCAAAGATCGAGTCAGAAAATAAGATCGACATTGACAAGATGCTCAAAGAGCAGAGCAACCGTTCCGGTAGTTCCCGCCCCTCTGACCTGTCGATCGGACCGGTCGTCGCAGAAGACGAAGGCAACATCAGCGACAGAATTATTCCGGGCAACGAGGAATACATCGTCCACGAAATGTTCGTGCGCCCCAGCGCAGAGTGGCCAAAGGGGTGCCATGCCAAGTGGCTCGACCGCGCGCCGGGTCAGCCGCTGCTTGTTGAGGAGTATTCAGATTACGACCTCCCTTACAGGCCGTTCAACCCGAAGCCAGACGGCGGGCATTACATGCGCTGCCGTGGCACGGTGGATGAACTGCGGCCAATTCAGGTGCGGTTCAACCGCATCCTCTCCCTTCTTTCAGACTGGATGGAGAAGGTTGCGCGCCCTCCCGTCCTTGTCCCCGTTGGCTCGATCCGTGGGCAGGAGTTGTACAACGAGAAGGGCTACACCGAAGTACACCCGATCGGCGATCCGCACTTCATGCCGACGCCAAGCGAGCCTGTTGCAATCCTGACAAACCACCTTCAGTGGTGCGTTCAGCAGATGGCAGAGATCGCTAACCAGAGCGACGCGCTTCGCGGTATCCAGCCGGGACAGGTTGACTCAGCGATCGGTATTCAGGCGCTAGCGCAGAACTCAGAGACGCAGTTGTCGGGTACAGCCACTCAGGTGGCATCAACAATTGAGTGGGGGCTTTCCCGTTCGCTTCGTCTCGTGCGCCAGTACTACGTGATCCCCCGCCTTGTTCAGACGGCTGGTGTCGAGGACGGCGAAGAGTTGACTGCGTTCGTCGGAGAGATGATTCGAGACGCAGAAGATGTTCGCATTACTGCGTCGATTCTCCCAAAGAGCCGTGCGCTTCAGTTCCAGACGCTGATGCAACTTGCGCCGCTCGTCGGAAACGACATCCGACCTTATGTCGCTAGATTCATCGAAGGTTCTTACGACGAGTTTCTTTCGTCAGAGACTTCGCAGCGTGATAAGCAGAAGCGCGAGAACAGGCAGTTGGGTGCGCTTGGCAAGTTGCAGGAGCGAGATCAAGTGTGGATGGACTTTTCGCAGATTCAGTCGCAGTACACGGAGGCGATCAACCTTGCGTCTGCAAGCGGGCAAGACCCGATGGCGACGCTCGCTCAGTCTGGTATCCAGCCTCCGTCTCTTATTACGTACCTGAAGGACGCTGGCGTCAAGGTTCCCGTTGTCGAAGACTTTGATGACCACGCGGCCCACCTCCGCGCCCTTGACCTGTGGCGTCTTTCCGACGGGTACGACGCAGTTCACCCGCTTGTAAAGCAGGCTGCGCGCGAACACGCGGCAGACCACAAGCGGATGCTGGCAGGGACTCTCACCTCAATGGGTGTGCAGACTCCGCCACAGATGGGGCAGGGGCAGGGTTCTGCACCAGCACCGAAGGGCCAGCCTTCTCCTCCGAAGGATAAGGGTATGGGTAATCCGACGATTGCGGGGACGATGTGAGTAGTGAAGCAGAGCGGGGTTTCGGCCCCGGATTTGAGAAGGACGTTGCAGCGATCCTTGCAACGGCTGACCGTGGGTTGATGTACCCGAGGGAGGTTCGTGAGAATCTCGCCAAGGCCGGGATGATTATCTACGATCAGGTGGAGATGCCCTCTGTTGAGCCGCCTTCTCCGACTGACGAGGTAGAGGACGAGATGCAACTCATCGGCGGATTCGACGATGAGAACAATAACGGCGAGGAGGCCGACGGTGAGTGATGCTGAAGAGCAGCACGACGAGCAGGGAAACCCTTGGGAAACTTGGCAGCAGGTCGGCTTTGATCCCGAGCAGTACGATCCAAACGATGTTCGTAACGCTTGGGACGGTTGGAACGCTCTGGGCGATCGTGACCAGCGACCGTACCTCATCGAGCGAATGCTTCAGGGAAACGAAATCCCCGACGGCATGAGCCTCAACGAAGTCACCGAGGCAGCAAACCTGTACTGGCAGGCAAAGAACGACCCGTTTGGGAACGAGGACTACCAGTACGACGACCCTTACTCAGAACCTGCGTACGTCCCTGAGTACGGGGGGGAAGCGCCTATCGGTTACGACCCTTCTCCTGCTACCGACCCCAACTACCTTCGGGGAGTCTGGCAGCAGGACATTGAATCGGTTATTGACCAGCGATTCGCTGAGATGGAGCAGCAGTATCAGGAGCGCCAGCAGTTCGACGAGTTTCGCGGCGAGATGGACAGGCTTCGGAATGAGAACAATCTTTCTGACGTAGACCTTCAGTTCATTGCGCCGCGTGCTGCTGAGTACTTGCAGGCAAACCAGCCGATCTCAAACGCGATCAGTCAGGCATACAGCGACTTCGACGAGTGGCGTCGAAACTCGCTTGCCAACTATGCGCAGCAGCAGGGGCGCGCTCCGCAGACGTACTCGCCTAGCGGAATGGGCGCTTCCCCCGATCAGCCGCCTCGCAGTCTTGCGGAGGCGCAGCAGATCATGGAATCCCGTTACAGCAACGGTCCGGGTTTCTAGCACACTGGGTGACGCCGTGCTTGTGGTACTCTTATCGCAAGCACGGCGTCGGCTCTGGCGGAGAGAATCTTCGGGAGGACGGTGTGGACATAAGCGAGGCGCACTCATCGTGCCCGCTTTCCATCCCATTCTTCATAGTTAGGAGATTCTTCAACAATGTCTCTGTATTCCTCTTCCTCCGCATTTGCGAAGGATGTCTGGCTGCCGGGGCTGAACTACGAACTGCTCAGTGAGCCGGGTACTCTGCTCGGCTGGCTTGGTTCGTTTGCAGACAGCCGCGTCACCGTTGACATCGAGGGTCGTCGTTCGTACCTGAAGTTGCGTATCGGTGACTCGCTTGGTCAGGCAACCATCTCGCAGGGCGGGGATTACCCCGATCCGGGCGACCCGACTTACGACGAGGCTTCGCTCAACCTTGCGCACCTTGCGCACGCAGTTTCCTTCACGATGGAGGAGATGGCGCTTCTGGAGTCCACCGAGGCCGCTGCGGTCCCGGTCATGGCCGAGAAGATGAACGCCGCCAAGGAGTCAATGTCTTCGGACATTGAGCGTCAGGCTTGGGGCGACGGTACTGGTGTTCTTGCCAACGTCGCTTCTTCGTCGGGTAGCACCATTACCCTTGACGCCACCACCTCGGCACAGGTTGACCGCGACCGTTACCTCTGGGTGGACGACGCAAACCGCGCTCGCTACTCGGTGGTGCATGGCACGACCGGTGCGGTGCAGGTTGCCAACTTCACCATCACCGACATCAACGAGTCCACGAACGTCGTGACTTGTTCGACGTCGATGACTTCCGCTACCTCCGCTGGCGTCCTCGTCCGCTCGGGTACGTGGGCATCGGGTGGCGCGTTCAACTCTCTGGAGTTCCCCGGCATCAAGGCCGCTGTGTCGAACACCGGTACCTACATGGGTATCGACCGCTCGGCTGCTGGCAAGGGGTACTGGCAGGGTATTAGCGTCAACAACTCGGGCACGCTGCGTCCGCTTACGGAGGAACTGGTTCACCAGACCTTCAACAAGATCGCGCGTCGCGCTGGCCGTCAGCCCACGGGTGACTACGCTGCGTTTGGTTCGTTCGGTACTTACACCGCGTACCACCAGATCATCACTCCGGGTCTGCGTTACACCCTGAACGACACTCCGGACATCGGCTTTGGCCGACCGCTGGAGATGCTGGGTGTCCCGCTTTACCGTGGCGCACGTTGCCCGCGCAACAGCATCTACGTGCTGAAGAAGGACTCGCTGAAGTTTGTGCGTCCGAAGCACACGAAGCCGGGTGACCTGCTGAACTTCGTGAACCTTGGCGGTTCGGAGTTCTTCCTGAAGAACGCTTCGAGCGGTCAGGGCCACAGCGCGTCTGTCGTGGCCTACCTCGACGGCTTCCTCGGCATGATGACGACTCGCCCGCGTGACCACGCGGTGCTTGCCGACATCTCTGAGGTTGCGGGCGCGTACTAGCCATGGGTCTTTCAGTCAATAAGTCGCGCACCGATACTGTCGGTCGCTACACCAAGTTGGTGACTGGAACCATCACCTTCGACTCGTCGTACGTTACGAACGGTGAGCCTCTCGTCTCTACTGATGTGGGTCTCTCGTCGAAGATCGAGGTCATCTGCTGCGCTCCTGCCAGCGGGTATGTCTTCGAGTACGACTACGACAACAACAAGTTGAAGGCGTTCAACACGACGAAGGGCGGGGTCATCCCTGCGGGTGGTGCCCCCGGCGTCGAGGTGGCTTCGACCACCGACCTTTCGTCCGTTACCTGCCGCTTTATTGCGTTCGGTAACTAGATGAAGATCGGCGATCCAATCGGCTCAGTTCTCTACGAGGACTGGCGGTTTGTGGAGGGAGACCTTCATGACATCTCCACCCGCGTTACTGAGTACGACAGCGAGGCTCGGCTTGCCCGACAGAATGACTCCGGTCAACTGGGCCTCGCTCGCCGGATCGTCTCTCCATTTGACGGCGGCGGTCACATATGGGTGATCGCCCGCCGTCTCTTGGACAAGGAGACTGGCGAGCCGCTTACTGGCGAGCCTGATGCACGTGTGCTTGAAGAGCAGCAGAGTTCTGACGCGTTCCGCTGCCAAGACCTTGACCGCTGGCGCAGGGCGCAGGAGCGGATGTGGATTCTTGAAGAGGAAGCAAAGCACGCTCGCTCTATTGAGGAGAACATGGCAAACGCAGAAGAGTTTGTCTGGACGTTCAGGAAGAAAGACCTTGGACGCAAGGACGGAATCCTCGTACCCGCATCAGTAGCGAACGATGGCTAGCGGGGACTTCCAAGACCTTTACTCGAAGGCGATCTACGGTTCGCGCCGTGACACCAGCGATTCGTTCGACGTCGCAAGGGCAAAGGAAGCGATCAACGAGGCGTACCTAGCGGTCGCATCTTCCGGTGATCCGTGGGACTGGCTGGAGAAGGAAGGCCAGTTTGTCTGCGAGGTTGGAAGCGACGTGTATTCCTACGACACCCTTGGCGCTGCCCTTGGTAACGACATTGAAGAAATCCACACGATTGAGATGGACTCCGGGGACGGGGGCTGGACGCTTGACTCAATGTCGTGGACTTCGCTAGAGCGAGTTGCGTACAGCACGCAGGACAACGAGCAGAATGGAGAGCCGATCATGTTCTCCAAGTGGGACCGTCGGATCAGGCTGTTCCCTTCGCCTGACGACACCTACGTGTTCGGCGTCTTTTACAAGATTCGAGCGTCGGAGATGTCGAATGACAGTGACACTCCGTTGCTCCCGCTGGCGTGGCGCACGCGTCTCCTCGTCCCCTACGCGTGCGCCCGCCTCCTTCGTCAAGAGGGTGGCAGCGATGCCGCTGTTGAGGCAGACCGTTACACCAACGAGTTCGACAGGGCATTCAGGGACGCAAGAACCGCACTCGCAACCGCAAAGGTGCCGACGTTCCGTGTCACCTCGCCGGGGTGGAATGACGCTTCGATCTGGGGAACCTAGTTGCGCAGGGTCTCTATCCCGCGTCCGTTCGCTGGCGGGTATCGCTCTGATGTCCCGGATTATGCGCTGGAGGATAGCCAGACGGCGTTTGCGCAGGATGTTGTGGCCCCGCGTGGGATCGCGCACCAGCGTTGGGGCTGGGAGTATCGCGGGACAAACGCTGTTGTCTCGTCGCCGCGTTATCTGACAGGGGTATGCCGGACTAGGTATCCGATCACGGAGCGCAACCGCACCGTTGTCTGCACCGACAACGGAAAGGTATACGTCACGGATCAGGACGGGGCGCAGATTACGCTGTGGGATAGTTCTGCTACTGCCAACACGTACTTCGTCCCTCGTTGCGTTTACAACGGTGACCTTATTCTTTGCGCTCAGGATGGAGAGACTCCTCTACTCCGCTACGCAGGAAGTCTTCTCCCGGTAGGTGCAAGCAACGGACAACTAAGCCCATCTATGACGATGACTCTTTCTGGCGGGGGCCAGACAATTACGTCTGCGTCATCGGTAACGTCACCCTCCGGCATTGACAAGGGTTCGTTTCTTACGTTCCTTCCGTTTCAGCCCGGAGGAACCGTGAGCATGAACCCGTGGATTTCGTCTCACATTATTGAGACGGACGGGACAAGTTCTTTCTCGCTTGAAGTAATCAGAAACGTTGGCGCGACTGCTGCGACAGGAAGCAGCGCGTACATGAACGCTCTGCCAGTTGGGTTCGCTTGGCCAGCAGTGTCGGTCTACGAGGCAGGAAAACTTACGTCATTCGCAAGCGGGACTGCAACGTTTCAGGGCACCGACTTTACGTCGTCGTCTGCAAACGTGAATACAAATACGCTGGGCGGAGACGCGCTTCTGGCCATCAACCCAGCAGACCCGCCTGAGCCGCACCAGATTGCTTCGATCATCGGGAAAACGGCGACAACGCTCAGTATTGGGTATAACGTAGTAACTGTAAGTAACGCGGCATACCGCATTCTGCGCAGGTGCCCATTCAAGGACGCGGCTGTCCACCGTGGCTCGCTTTGGGGGACAGGGGTCAAGCAGTACCCGTCGCGTGTGTACGTGTTTGGTCCGACCGATGACATCGGAATTCCTCCGGGTTCAGCAAAGCCGTACGACTCAACGAAGCAGGCTGGCTATGCCAACGCGACGGTTACCGGGTTTACGCGCGTCAACGATTTCCTTTGCGGTGCGTATGACGTACCCGGTCCGTACGACACATCGCCCAACATCGCAATCCTCCCTTCGTCCGGGCCACTGCTTGTTCTGAAGGCAGACTCGGTATACGGGATTTTCGGAACGTATGACCAGTCAAACGCCGCTGCCTGCGAAGTCACCCGCATTGCCGACAACTCTGGGTGCATTGATCTTCGGTCTGCGATTACGTCCGGTTCCATCCCGTATTGGGCTGGCGAAGACGGCATCTTTACGTACCAGAACGGGATGATCTCTAGCCTTACTGATGGAAAGATCAGCCGCGAATGGCAAGTTCTTATGCGTGCTTACGTTCCCGGAACATCTTGGGTCTCGTCAGGCTCTGTCGGTAGTTACCTTGTCGTGTCATGCGGAGGTCTTGATGACACGCGCACAGCGGATGCGAAGATCGGGACTGACACCGCTAACCCGAGCGGCAGGACGTTCGTCTATGACACGCGAGCAAACGTCTGGCTTGGACGCGTAACAAACTTCAACCCCCGCCACATGTGGGCAGTCGAGTTCAACAACATCCCCGCGTCCTTGTACTCGGCTGATGACAACTCGCCCGGTCGTGTTATTGACGCAGCACCAGCGTTTATCAACGGCGCTAACCCGATCGACGCAAACAGCCTTGGCCCGCGCATGAAGGCTTGGTCGCGGAGTTCGCTTGCTCAGGCTGATGGTGTCGAAGGCGAGACGAGGTTTTGCGACGCGCTTATCCATACAAACCTTTACGACGCAACGACACCGACGTCACAGATTGATGTGTCGGTTGTGTCTGGCGGGTCAACCAACGAGAAGCCGAGCGCGACGAAGGCTCTCTCGTCGATCTACGCAGACGCCACCGATCGGGTGGACCGCAACAAGCGCATTGTCAACCGGTCTGGTCGGCTCCACCAGATCAGGATTGATATGTCGGTTACCGACTCGTCGAATGAGAAGTCGGAAATCCCAGAGGTAATGATGTCGTTCCGCGACTCTAGGCGTGGAACGTGAGCAATTTCTTTTCTTCGCAGCCGCAGCAATACCAGCAGGGCGCGGAGGCTATGCAGCAGGGCGACTTCATTACCCGCGACGAGTTTTATTCGTACTTGCGCAGTGACTCGTTCCGCTCTGTGATGAAGAACCAGAACTCTGATCTGTACAAGTTCGGAGAGTGGCAGTCGTGGAATCCAGTGCTTCGTCTTGCCAGCGACAACCTTCCGTACCTCAGCGCTGATGCGACTCAGACTGGCGGATACACAAGGATCGGTAATACCGTCGTCTGTTCGTTCGGATTCAAGTTTGGTGCCGGTAACCCTGCATCAAGCGGGACAGGGAGCATGTACGTAGAACTACCGTTCAACGCAGCGCGCCCATCGCTGCCAAGTTCCGTCGCTGGAACAGCGCCAAATAACTATGTGTACACGCAGTCGTTTCAGGGGACTTTCTACATGCAGCAATGGGTAAGTTCGTCTATTCCCGGAAGTCTTGCGTGGGGCGCAGCAGGCATTGCAAGTGATGCGACTACTGGTCAGGTGACCACTCCTAGCCGGGTGGAGTTCTGGCTCGGGAACCTTGGCTACCTAGGGGGTAGTGGCGGAGCATACGACCCGTTCAACGGTGAACCAATCATCGATCAACTTACTTTCACTGGAATGAGGAAGGTAACTACAGGGTGGCCTTGGAGCGGTGGTACTCCGCTTTCTTCCAGTGTTATCAGCGGACAAGTAATATACGAGGCGGTGCCAGATGTCAACTAATTACTTCAACGTACCCACGTACAACCCTCAGAGTACGGTCAACCCGTACGCAGTGACACGCACCCCGCTGCCAATCCCCGGTCAGGAACAGGTCAACGCGGTTGACAACAAGTACGGGGCAATCGTTGACGGCCAGAACTACGCGCAGCGTTCCCAAATCATTGGGCAACTTGGCACCGGACCCGGAAGTATTTCTGCTCGTTACTCAGGTCTTATGCAGGCAAGACAGAAGAACGCTGCCGGTGCATTGCGTGGGTACGGCGGCATTTCGTTTGGCGCGGATGACCCATCTACGCCAAATGTTGACGAGTCGCTTTCACCGTCTTATGAGTCTGGCCGGATGGGGCAGAACGAGAACGACGCGTACAAGCACGCGCTTGCCACTGGAGCGAGTAAGGGGATCGTCTACTCAACCGGTGGCGAACAGTTGGTTGGGTCTGCCCTTCAGCGCGTTAGCGAAGAAGCACGCGGCATTGTGAACCAGTATGCGTCTGACATCAATAACCTTGCGACCCAGCAGTTGCAGGAGTCGCAGGGCGTGTTCAACACATACGTCAGTCTGTACGGAGCGGACTCTGCTGCAATGCTTTCCGCTGCCTCGACTACCGCTCCTACCGAACCTTCGCTTCAGCGTTACACGACTAAGCCAAACGTTGACCCCACTCAGTACAACGTCGTCAAGGCTGGCGATGGTTCTTATCTCACCGTCAAGATCAGCGACTATACGGTCCCTGCTGGCACGTACTCAAAGAAGACCCCGCCAAAGCGGAGCGAACTGAACAAGCGATTCCCCAACGGGTACGCAATCGTCACACTCCCCGACGGTCGTTACGAAGTGAGGACTAAGTAGTGACGACAAACGCACAGTTCATGGGGCTGCCGGTTGAGTACCTTGGTGGCGCTCCCCAGAACCTTGGCGATATGGTCACTGACCCCGCCGCACAGCGTCGCAATCAGGCGATCTACGACTACCTGAAGGGCAACCGCAAGGCAACGCGTAAGACGTACGGCCTCGGCGCAAGACTCCCCTCAATCGGCGGTCTTCGTCTAAGGCGTAAGGTCAACACGAGGTACGGTGTCCGTGACGTCATCACTGACGGAAGCGGCATGGTCTTTGGCTACGCAAACCCGGCAGCGCAACTTGCTATCGGACGTACCGGCAAGCCGGGTAGCCAGTACATCGGTCTGACCAAGCGTGGCGCGAAGCCAGTCCCTCTCGCTCCTACCCCCGGTGGTACTGCCGCAGGCGGCGGTACGGCTGGTAAGCCCAGCACCGCACCCGGACTCGACGAGTTCAGCGGGTACGGCGACTATCCGATGATCGCCACGTATCTCCGTGGGCTTCAGCAGCAGGAGAAGAACTTTGCTGAAGACTGGAAGACGAACATTCTTCCGGGCGTTTCCGGTGGCCTTCAGAACATTGCAAACATTGGCGCAAACATTGCGTCTCAGTACGGTGGCTCGGTCGGTACAGGAACTGGCGGCGGCTACGTAACGAACGCTTACAACGTTGGCGCTGGCATCGCACCGGCTCAGGTCGCTGGTGGTCTTGGCGGTGCGACACAGACGTACAACCCGAACGCGCAGGCGGCTGGCAGCGCACGTTCGTCTGCTGCCGGTATGAACGCAGCGGCTGACGCGAGGTACAACACGCTCCTCGCAGCAGCGACTCCGGTTAGCGCGACGCAGGGAATCCTCGCTGGCCTTACGTCGCAGGCTGCAAACATCTCGAAGAGTTACGCAGACAAGCGCCTCTCCGAGCGTCTGAAACTTGACCAGTGGATCGTTGAGCAGAAGGCAGCGAAGGCCGCGCAGGATGCGAAGGACACGTACAACACCGCCCTGTTGAAGATGAGCGGACTGACTCTGGATGAGAAGAAGCGTTCTAACCAAGCGAACGAAGCAATCGCGCAGGCAAACGCCACGACCGCACGCATCAACGCAAACAACGCTGGCCAGATGACGGACAACGAGATCGCGACTAGCGCACAGGGATTTGTCAAGGTTACGGGCAGGCCGGGGCCGAAGAGTCAGGCAATCATTGACAAGACGAAGATTGTCTCCCGCGATGGAACGACTTGGTATAGGCCGAACAAGCCCGGTAAGGGCGGAGGCGCAAGCGGGACTCTTAGCGGCCAGACTGAGAAGGCGGCCAAGGCTATCTCTGGCGCGTACTACGGCGAGAAGTACGACGTAACTGGCGCAGTCATTTCAACGCAGCCCGGTATCAACAGGCTTGGGACTGCTGCTGCGCAGGGGCAGCGCATTGCTTCCATTATTGCCAGCATGGTTAGCAGCGGAGAGATCAGCAAGTCGTCTCTGAAGGGGCTGAAGGGTCAGGACTTCATCCGCTCGCTTGTCCAGCGTTCGCTCGCACAGGGGCACACATATGGAGAAGAGCAAGGCGCAATGGATGACAAGGATTTCATTATCTTGCTCGACACAACGATCAACGCGTTGAACCGTCGCGGCGTGTTCAAGTAGACGGTGGCAAGCAACCTTCCAGCACTAGGTCGCAGTGGCCCCGCCCGCATCTACCTGTCGCCATCGACTGCGCCAAAGGCTGGCAGTAACAGGGCAACGTCGCGAGTATCCACTGCTCGGGATGTAAGGAAAGAACCGGGCAACGCACCAGCCCGCCAGATGTCTTCGTATGCGGCACGTGCCATTGACCTGAGAAAGCGCACAGACGCAGCACTTGTCAGGGTTGACCGACGTCTCAACAAGGATGAAGGCGACGGGGGAATCCTCGGAGCAATCACTGCTCCGTTCCGTATTGGCGGAGAGGTACTTGCTAACGCTGCAACAGAGGCGCAGCAGATCATTCCCGGCATCGCCCGCCTTGGTTACGAGGTTGGGAAAAACACGGTTCAGGCTGTCACTGGCCCGATCCCCGGCGTCCCGTGGAGTGGCGCGCAGGCGGCAGGGCGTCTTGCCAACCTCGGTGTCAATGTTGTCAACTCGCTTGGCGAAGACATCCGTTACGTTGGCCAGCCGATTGCGCGTGGGGACATTGGGGAACTTGCACGCCGTGTCAAAGAACAGCCGATCAGGGCAGCCAGCACCGGGATGCTTGCGTTCCCGGTCGCTGGCGCTGCGGTATCTGGCGGGCTGAAGGCTGGTTCGGTGGCAGCACGTGCAGCAGGATCGGTAAGGACGGCAGAACGTCTGGCCGCTGCCGCGTCAAAGAAGACCGGTCCCGGTAGCCGCAGGTTCCGCGAGCCAGAAGTTATTCAGAAGCCAACGGTTGACAAGTACGGGCGTGAGGTCAAGGTAGATGCTGGCCCCATCGAGCGCCGACGCCGACCGCGTTCCGCAAACCCCATCACAAGGGAAATCCAGCGTGCGGTAAACGACAGGGTTGTAGACGCGGTACGCAAGGCTGCGGGCACCGTCCCGATTACGTTCCGTGGGAAGAACATCAACCCGATGTCACCGGCTGCCCGATACAACCGGATCATCAACAAGGACGCTCGCGATACCGGCACGCAGTTCATTGCCGATATGGAAACGGATGTCCTGAAGGGGAGCCAGACATTCCAGTCTGTTGTGCGCAAACTCCCCAAGTTGCTGGGCAGCAAGAAGAACGCAAAGATCGCTGGCCACACTGCCGCAATCCGTGCGATGGGGCTGAATAACCTTGGCAAGACGCATACGTCTCGTACATGGGGCCGAGACAGGCTTGTCAAGATGTACGAGACGGCGCGCGACACCACAGATAACCCGCTTCACGCTCGCGACGCTCAGGAGAACATTGACGTTCTCCGCTCTATCCCGGACCACTGGCTTGATCCAGCACGGGCACCGAAGCCGGTCAACGATCTGACCAAAGTCTCCATCGATATGCTCAACGAGACGACCGGTCTGAAGGTTGGGACCGGGCTTCTTAGTGCAGAGGCTGCGATGGCGAGCGGCCGCAGGGCACAGGCTGTTGTCGCTGGCGTTGGCGAGGAATACCGCAATCTCCGCAAGGCTGTCAGGGCGCAGGAGAAGGCAGCCGCTGAGATCACCACGCTCCGTGGTTCGATCGCTGGCAAGCAGGCGCAACTTGCGAAGATGCGAACGAAGGTTGCTGCTGGTGGTGCGCTTAGCCCAAAGCAGCAGACTCTTGTCGTCACGCTCAAAGAAGACATCGTTGCCGCAAACCAGAGTATTCGTTCGCTAACTAACAAGCAGGCGAAGAAGACGGCGGAGGCGGAGAGGCTGCGCGCAGAAGTCGGTGCAGTGATTGACTGGGAGATGGCACCCGGCTCTTACTTCCCCAACCTGCGTAAGCCAGAACAGGGGATCGTCAAGCGGAAGCGGTTGGGTCAGCCGCTCGGTAAGCAGTCACCCCGCATGACGCCGCGCCGTGAGTTTGAGAACAAAGGGATCATTCTCCGAGACGGAACCGCAGCCTTCGGCCCAGACGTTTCGTTGTACGCGTTCCGCAACGCGCTTGACACGTTGGGTAGGCAGCGTGCAGTCGAGTCGCTGCTCACCAAGTATGTGGTCAAGGACACGAATGGAGTCCCGATCACGGGGGCAGCGGCACGGAAACTTGCGGAAGAGTCGAATGACCTTTACGTGTCGCGCTCAAAGATGCAACTTGTCCGTACTCTGGCTGGCGTTGACCCCAAATCGCCTGAGGCGAAGGCGCTTTACAAAGCAGCGAGCAAGACTGACGACACGAAGTACCTGATCCCCAAGTCTGTCGAGACCGGTTGGAGGCAGGCGCTTGCCCCGTCCCGCAACTGGTTCGATGAACTCAACTCTTTCTGGAAGGCTGGTGTGCTAGCCCTGACTCCTCGCTGGTACATCCAGAACATGGTCGGTATGTGGGGCCAGTTCTCGCTTGGCGCTGGGCTTGACCTTCAGGCAATCCGCATGGCGAAGTCACCCAAGTATCGGGACGCTGTTGTCGCCGAGATTGAAGGGCACGGACTTGCGTCTGACCTTGGCGAGTTTGCACGGCGTGAGAGTGGGCGCGAAGGAAGGAACCCACTGCGTCGGGTCGTTGACTTTGGTTACAGGTGGAACGCAAAGTTCGAGGCTGTGCCGCGCCGCGCAATGTACTTCCATTCGATCAAGAAGAAGTTGCGCGAAGAAGAGATGGTCAAGCGCGGCGCTTCGTCTGCCGAACTTTCCGAAGCATGGCTCAACGTCATCGACGCTGCAAAGCGTGGCGAGAAGTGGGCCGATGACCTGATCGGTCAGGCGACGCTAGAGACCGAGCGGTTCATGGGTAACTACGTTCGTTACAACGAGTTCGAGCGGGCCTTCCTCCGCCGAGCGTTCCCGTTCTATGGGTGGATGCGGGCAATCCATCGTCTTGCGTTTGCACTTCCTATCAAGTATCCGAAGCGTGCTGCCCTCCTGTTCTCCGCGTCGCGCATGGCATATGAGTTGTACAAGGACAACGAGTCAACGTTGCTCGACCCGATTCAGGGTCTGGTGATCGGTGGTGGTTCGTTCCTTGGGACCGGTTCATCGAACCCGGCTGAGACGCTACGTTCGACGACCGAACTTACTTCGTCAATTGCGCGCAGCCTCCAGCGTGGTGACATCACCCAGATTCCTTCGGAGATCATTGCGTCTGCTTGGGAGCAGGCGAACCCGCTCGTAACAACGCCAGCAACAATCGCGATGAACGCAACCCCGACCGGCATCCCGCTCAACTTTGGAGCAGGGGGAGATGTGTTTACCGACAGGGCAAGCGGGAGATCGTTCACTATTGACCCCGCAACTGGAAACATCGTTGAGGCGAAGAACCGACTCGGCGTCGAGCAGTTGCTTGGCAAGCCCTTCCCGCTTTACAACCTTGCAAAGCGCGCGCTTGCTGGCGGAACCCCGACCGACAGCGCGTCGCTTGCTGCGCTTGCTGCGTGGAGGATGCGCGGCAGCCCAGCGGAAGAAGCGCCGAACCTTGTGCAGCCCGAAAAGCCGGGTGGCCGTGCGCTTTCACGTGACCTGCGCTACGACCTCACCAACCTCCTTGGGTTCCCTGTGTACAGGTACTCGCCAAAGAACGCGCTCATCGACTCGATCAAGGACATCGAAGCGAAGAAGCGTGCGTATGAGAATTACATCAAGAGCCAGCGCGAAGGCGAGGCTTTCTATCGTAAACTTGGGGTACGGTAATGGCTAGCGGCGTCCCAACATTCGAGCAGTTCAAGCGTGCGCTACGTGGCACTCCGATGTACGGAGAAGCACGCGGCATCTACAACGCTTCGCTGAAGTATGGGATCAACCCCGCGTTCACCGCTGGCCTTGCCGGTGCAGAGTCAAACTTCGGGCGTGCCGGTGGCGGTGCGTCACGGCATAACCCGTATGGCTTTGGCGCGCACTACAACACGGGTTTCCCCACGTGGACGGCAGCGACCGAAGCGATGGGCAAGGGGCTACGTGACCCAAAGGGTTACTACAAGGATGCCCGCAGTCTTTCTGAGTTCATCAATATCTACTCGCCACCCAGCGAGAACGACACGGCGCAGCACATTCGCAACATCACCAGCATCGGGCGTAGGACGGGAGGCAACCCCGTCCAAATGATTATCGGCGCACCGAACGCTGGCGGTGCTGCTGTCCCGACGATGCCGCAGCAAGTACCCGGCGTCCAGTCGCCAGCACCTAGGATGCAGAACGCACGTTCGGTTGCTCTCGCCTTGGCACCGTACATCATGGGGACAAACCCGAAAGACCCGCTGCTTGAAATGGCAATGAGCAAGAACATGGGCGGGGCAGCCGATCCGACTAGCGCAGTTGGCACGACAGGCACTGGACAAACGGTGGCGGCAGACGGCTACACGTACGCGCCAATCCCGCGTTCCGCTAACCAGCGAACGTTGTCTAAGTGGGGTGGACCAGAAGACCACGGAAGCCGCGCACTTGGCAACTGGCAGAGCGATATGGCGTATGACCTTGGGGGAAACACAGGGACAGTCGTGACTAGCCCGCTTGGTGGACAGATCGTCAAGATCAGCGGGCAGCCCGGAGGCAACCCGCAATTCGCTGGCTACGGCGTGACTGTCGATTACGGCGGTGGCAGGAAAGCGTTCTTCAAGCACCTTGGTGCGCTGGCTCCGGGCGTGAAAGTTGGGTCGCGAGTTTCGCGGGGTCAGTCCATCGGTGGGCTTGAAGCAAAGACTGGCGGCGGTCCGCACCTCCACCTCGGTGCCAGTTCGAGTGGGTTCCTCGGACAAATCCTTTCGTACTACACGGGCGGAAAGTAAAACGAATGACGCCCGAGAATATCTTTGCGATCACGCGTCGGCTTGACGCCATCAAAGAAGACGTTGACGAAGTAAAGTCTCTTGCGAAAGAAACGAACGGGCGAATAAAAGAACTTGAACTTTGGCGGGCTAGAGTTCAAGGTGCGTTGGGGACGACGCGAATCGTGTGGATGGTCGGCGGCGGTCTCATTACCGGGATCGTCATCGGCATTGTCAGAGGGGTATGAGCATGAAGGCAAACCCTGCGTGGGTTGTACGTAAGAAGCGGATGAAGGCGTGGGCTAACGCAAACGGGGTCATCGTCCCGAGCGGGCTTCGTATGACTCCGTACTGTGGCAGCGCCTGTCGCACGTTGATCCGGCGCATCCAACTGAAGGCGTTCGGACCGGCGAAAGCAGACGGCAAGTGGCGCAACGACATCCGCGTTCTTGTCACTCCTCGCCTTACGCCACGTGTGAAGGCGAAGAACATCGCCGTCAAAGAGCGCGGCGTGCATGAGGTACCCGCTGGCTCAAACTCTGGGCCTCGTGTGTCGCAGTACCAGTCAGTGACTGGCGCGTACAAGGCACCTTGGTGCGGGTCATTTGTTGCATGGGCATACAGCAAGGCGGGTCGTCCGCTTGTCGGCTTCAACGCTGCGTACGTACCTTCGTACGTTGCGGCGGCAAAGGCTGGGAAGCATGGACTCTCAGTTGTGTTTGCTACGAAGGTCATACCCGGTGATCTCGTGTGTTACGACTGGCAGGGCGACGGTGAGTGCGATCACATTGGGATCGTCACGAAGCCTGTGTCTGCTGGCGGTGACTTCGAGGCAATCGAGGGCAACACCTCCGTAGGAAACAACAGCAACGGCGGCGAAGTAATGCTGCGCAGCAGGAACACCAACTCGGTTGGCTGCTTCATCAGGGTCAACGACTAAAGAACTGGGGACGGCATGAAGGTTTCTTTTGGCTGGGCATCTTGGATCGGTGTTGTGTCAGCGGCTGTCGCTGCTGTCATCCCGATGATCGGCGCGCTTGCAGAGGTGACCAAGCCGCTCGGGGTAAACCCCGCTGTGTACGTGTACGTCAGCGGGTTCCTCACAGCAATCACGGTCATTGGCCGTATGGCGCAGGCAGCGGTGATCGCTGCCAAGGGTGCGTCGCCTCACGCTAAGTAGCCCGCCATGAACATAGTTCACGTTGAGGAAACCGTCGCCAAGACAGGGGATGAGTTCGTCCTCATCCCGACGGGTGACTGGCACCTTGGTGCCGCAGATTGTGCAGAGGAGAAGTTGCGCTCAGACATTGCTGAGTGGGCGAAGATACCGAACGCAAGACTCCTCCTGATGGGCGACCTGATGGAGTGCATCGACCACCGTGACAAGAGGTTCTTCCCGCAGGAACTTCCTCCGCGTTACGCAGATGCGTTGCTCAACTCCGACGGCGGTATCGCAAGCGAGTCAGTGACTCATGCTCTGGAGATTTTGGAGCCGTGGCGTGAGTCGGGGAGAATCTGGGCAATCGCGACTGGTAACCACGAACGCAAACTGGAGACCACGCAGAGCAGGAACCTGACGGCAGAGGTGGCTCGGGAGTGCGGAATCTCCCATCGCCAGATCGGTTACGGCGGGTTTGTCCATGTTACGTTCAGGTCTAAGCAGAGCGGCAAAGCAACGATTGGTTCGTTGGTTATCGATGTCCACCACGGGTGGCAGACCGCTGGTCGTGGTGGTTCGGGCAACCTGCTCAACGGCATGGAGCGCGAGTTGGGCAACAGCAACGCAGACATTATTTTGCGTGGCCATTCCCATGCGCCGAAGGTTGGGCAGATCATCCCGTCGCTTCAGATCACCAAGACAAGGGCACGTGAGTGGCCGCGTGTCGTGTCGTCCACCGGTACGTACAAGCGAGGGTCGGTAGAGGTCAAGGCGGGGGGAGCGCCCAAGGAAACCTACGAGTTGTTCAAGGGGTTCCGAGGGCGACTTGACACGGGGCTGGGTCCACCGCGTATCATCATCCGCCCTGCACCGAACCCTTCAGGTCGGGAGAACGTGCCAACCTTTGAGTATGAGGTAACGATTTAGTGGACATCAAGGACGACCCTTGGCCGTACATCGAGCAGGAGATTGCTGCTGCATGGCGGGAAGCAAGGGCGCAACTAGAGGGACCGCAGCCGGGGTTTCTCATGCAGGCCGAAGCCCGGTACCGCAACGGCGAGCGCCTGTACAAGCGCGAGTGGCTTGAATGGCCGCTTGACCGCTTTGAGGACGAGGCGATGCAGGAACTCGTTGACTGGATTCTGTACAAGGCCATGCGTCGGGTGAAGTTTCCCGAGGGGCTGGCGTAGCACCGAGCATAGGTGTAGCATCACGCACCCCACAGATAGGAACAAGTGGACCTACGCAACTTCATACATGGCGACGACAGGCAGAAGGACGAGTACGTGGCGGCAATCCTCGCGCACTCGATCGCATACACGACGACACTGATTCGCATCATCGACAGGTGGGTGGATGAACTTCCATCCGAGATGATCGACGAACTCTCGTCGTCAATCGACAACTTCATCGGGATGGTGGGTGAATTTGTTGACGTCGATTCCATGTACAAGGCAATAGACGAAACGATCGGCGAGGAGGACAATGACTCCGCCGCGTAACGCAGTACAGCGAAGGGGCGGGGGTAGGTTCTACCCATACCCGCTCCATGCAGAAGCAGGAGAGCAGAAGGAATACCCGTCGTCTACGTCAGCCACAGGGATGTGGCCGAAGCCTTGGGCTATGCCTTGGGCATCGAAGATGGCAGCGGAACGTGCGATGGAACTGCACAAGAGCGGGGCGCTTTCCGCACTCGCGCTTCAGTCGGACGAGGTTGCGATCGACGCAATCAAGAGCGCGTTCCGGCACGCACGTGACGACGCAGCAAACGCTGGCCGTCTCGTACACGAGGCGATGGAGGAATACCTGAAGTCTGACAGCCCGATCGCAGAGGCAAAGCGCATCCGCGCCAGCCTCCCTGAGTTGGCTCGTCAGATGTGGGACCACCTGCTCGACCTGTGCAACAAGTTCAACGTGGAGTGGGAGCGGTCGGAGCAGACCGCGTACAACCACGACCACGAGTACGCAGGCACGTTCGACGGCATCGTCCACATGGACACGCCGAACGGACGCAAGTACCTGCTGGTTGACATCAAGACCAGCAAGTCGCCTACGCGTGACGAGTACGCCGCGCAGTTGGCGTCGTACCGTTGGGCCACGCACATCGTCCACCACGACGGCACCGAAGAAGAGATGCCGCAGGTTGACGGGTGCGTGATCTTTCACGTGCGCCCGGAAGGTGCGTTCGTGATCCCGGTGAATACGGACCGAGAGATTTTCGATTCGTTCCTCACCTGTCTCGCCCTGCTCAGGGCAACCAAGAGCGAAACGAAACTGTTCTGGCCTCCATTCTCGGAGCCGAACGACGAAACCAAGAACCTGAAAGCGAGCAAGTAATGGGCATTAGCGACGAGCAGTTGGAGGCAATGCGGGCAGAGGCACGTTCGTCTGGCGGCGGGGGTACGTTCGTTATCCTCGACGAGCCGGGTGAGTTCCTCGCCGGTACCGTGACCGGCCTGTTCGATGAGGTCACCTCCTTTGGTGAGGTGGAGGAAGTCGGGCTGGTTGACGTACGCACGAAGTTCGGTGCGCTGGATGGCGAGCGACGTCTCCGCCTGTCCCGCTCCGTCCTGAAGCGTGAGTTGGGTAGCGAGTCGGAGGATGGCCCGGTCAAGGTGGGGCAGTCGATCTACGTGGAGTACCACGGCGAGGCGATGTCCAAGGCTGGCCGTCAGTTCCACCGCTACACCGTCAAGCGTTTCGACAACGTGCCGGAGGCTGCGGCCTCGTCCGAGTCGAACCCGCTCGACACGCTTGCGAAGGCGCAGGAGAACCTTGCGCAGATGGACGCAGAGGAAATGCCGTTCTAACCTAGATGTTGGGGCTGGCCCCCTGACGGGGACGATCCAACGGGGGGCCATGCCCAGCATTGACGTAATAGAGGCGATGCAAGACGAGCGCCGCGAGTTGCTAAAGCGAATTGACAAGTTCGCTGGCAAGCGCGGCGCTCCGCTTCTTTCTGCGTTCGCTAACGAAATGTTCGATAAGTTGACAGAGCAAGTTGACTGGGAGCGTCGCGAATGGGAAGACGTTCTCAATCAACTTATGCAAAGGGACGATGAGTTGTGACAGACGACCAAGAGATATGGGGCATCGACGTATCCCCGACAAGGATTGCCATCGCTGTGTACTCGCCAGCGGGCAAGCGTTGGGCAGAGACGACGCCGCTGAACACGGGCGACGATCAGTACGTGCTTGTGCGTAACGCGCTGATCTCCGCAAGCCGCAACAACAACGAGCCGACAGATGTGTGCGTCGAGCAGCCAGCCATGCCGTTCGCACGTGCTGCGTACATGGCGGGTGCTGTGTGTGCCCGTACGCAGGACGCGATCTTCGGGCGCTGGCCTCACGTTGTGCTGCGCTGGATGCAGCCATCCGAGTGGCGTAAGATCGCCGGTCTCGGTGGGCGCGCAAGCAAGGACGAGGTGATGCTTTGGTCTATCGAGATGGGGTTCAACCCCAAGGATCAGGATCAGGCGGACGCGTCGGCTATCGCAGTCGCCCGGTACAACGAACTGATGGACGAGGATTGAAATGGAAAGCGTTCTTGATTGGGCGGTGAAATACGCAGAGAGGGGGTGGGCAGTGATCCCCCTGCACGGAGTGAACGACGACGGCTCATGCACATGCCACCTTGGTAATGAATGCGACAGCGCAGGCAAGCACCCGTACTGGCGCGACTGGCCGTCGAAGGCAAGCAGCAACGTTGAGCAGGTGACGGCATGGTTCATGGACGACACGCGCCCGCGCAACATCGGGATCGTGTGCGGTGCGTCGGGCTTGGTCGTGATCGACATTGACGATGAAGGCGGCGAGGCGATGATCCTCCCGCTCATGGAGGTGGGGATCATCCCGCCTTGCCCGATGGTACGCACGAGGCGTGGCATCCACCTGTACTTGACAGGCAACGTGCCAGCCGCCAAGTTGCGGGGCATCGACATCAAGAGTGGCAACGGTTTCGTCGTGGCCCCACCGTCACGCAGGGTTGATGGCGGGGTGTACGAATGGGCGTGACAGAACACGCGCTCCCGTGGGACTCGGGTACACCGGCAGTCACTGACGAACTCGCCCGCTGGATATGGGCAGAGTCCGGCACGGAGCGCATCACGCGTGATCGTGTGGACGGCCAGACCATCACGTACCCCGGACGCAACAACGCGCTTGCGTCGCTCGCTGGCTCCATGCGTAGGCGTGGCATGGCACAGCCAGAGATTGAGGCGGCGCTGCTTGCAACTAACGCCAGCCGTGTCGAGCCTCCGCTTGACGAGGAGGACGTACGCAGGATCGCGAAGTCGGTCAGCCGGTACGAGGTGGCCGACGACGTACTGAAGATGGTGGAGCGCGGGCAGAGCGACCCCGTGTTCGGTGGCGAGACGAGCGCAGACAACACGCTCACGCCTGTCAGCATCCGCCAGATCGCAGAGATGGAGAACCCCGGTTACGTTGAGTTGCTCGGGCCTCTCGTCATGCGTGGCCTGCGTACGCTCGTGGGTGCGGCAACGGGTGAGGGCAAGACCACGCTCGTCATGTGGATGATGCGTGCGATCGTGGAGGGCGAGGGCTTCCTTGACTGGAAGGGAATTGGCCCTGACGAGGAGGGGAAGAAGCCAACGATCCTCATCATCGACGCAGAGCAGACGATCCCCGATATCCAGCGCCTTGCGAAAGAGATCGGGATGGAGGACAGCGAACAAATCCAATACCTCTCCGTCCCCGATGGGCTGAACCTTGGCGAGTCAACGAACGATGCGCTTCAGGTCGAGAGGATCATCGAGCAGATGCGACCCGACGTTCTTTGCGTTGATCCGTTGTACAAGGTTGCGTCGATCGACTCCAACAACGAGCAGGAAGCAGTGGGCCTGATGAAGTTGTTCGACCGCTGGCGTACCGAGTACGACTTTGCGTTCGTTATGCCTGTCCACACACGCAAGGGAGACAAGAAGAACCCCGGCAACGCACCGACACTTGACGACATCTTTGGCTCGGGCGCGTTCTCACGTGGTGCCGAGGTGATCCTCGGGCTACGGCAGGGCGACCCCGGTTTCTCTCGCATGTTCGTGTGGAAGCACAGGCCCGGTGGTTTGCAGAAGGGCACGCACATCGATATGACGTTCGACAGGGAGACGGGGTTCACCCGTGTGCATCGTGAGGGTATGCAGACGAACAGCCAGATGGTTGAGTCGCTGCTCGCGCGCAACCCGCAGGGCGTGACCGTCGATGAGATGGCAGCGCAGTTGGACAAGACACCGGGCAACATCCGCAAGACGCTCTCCCACCTCGGCGTTCGCATTGAGACTGAGCAGGTTCCGCATAGCAAGCGGAAGGTCTATCGTTTGTCAGAGAACGCGATGGTTGACGACAACCTGCTCGCACGATGGGAGGACTTGGTTGACTGACGATACGCCGCTCGAAGTGCAGTCGATGAAGGAGATCGCTGCACCTAAGAAACGAAAGCCGAAGAAGACCGACCTCGCTCCAGACGAAGCGAAGGGTGCGATGCTCATCGCCTCTGCGTACGAGATGCGCTGCAAGGGCGAGGACTACGTGACCATCGCCAAGGCGCTGAAGATCAAGGGCGGGTGGGTTGAGGCGTACCGACTCATATCCGAACACTACGGAGAGTTGGTTGCCGGGATCGACAAGGCCCGCCTACGTGAGCAGGAAGCGGGTCGTCTGATGGAGTTGCGCGCAGCGATCGAACCCGACGTACGCCGTGGTGAGAAGTGGGCGATCAGCGCATACATGGCAATGACCGATCAGATCGGGAAGTTCATGGGGTTGGAGGACACCGGCCCATCGGGTGGTGGACAGGCCAACGTGCAGATCAACATCACGCCTCCGTGGGACGCAGGCCCGCCCGCGATAGATGGCGTGTCGTTCGACGACTAGAAACAAGAAAGGGGGCCGGTTACTAAGTACCGGCCCCCCCTGTTTGCTAGACCCGTCGATGTTCACCCCGTCTAGCGCGAGGCGGAAGTTACCCTATGGACCACGTGCGCCATATGCAAAACGCCGTGAGGGAGAACGTCAGGTGTCGAACGGCGGCACCTACCCGCAGGGACCACACAATCCCCGCGAGTTGCACCGGATCCCAATGAGACCCCGGTGCAGGGCTGGGAAGTTAGACCTCCTCCCCAGACTTGTCAAGCGCCTGCTGTTCGGCTTGCATGGCACGCGTGACGCTGCCCCACGCCTCACCTGTGACCATGTGCCGGACGGTGTTGCGGTTCCACTTGGCGCTGCGAGGTGGCTTGTATCCGAGAGCGTCAAGTTCCAACGCGATCTCGCTCATGCTCATGCCGCCCTCGTGAAGCGTGATCGCCTCCGCAACGGCAGCCGGGTCTACCTCCTTGCGCCTACCGACCGACCCACCCGAGCGGATGATTGCGTGAAGCGCGTCGCTCGTACGCTCGCTAATGATGCGGCGCTCGTACTCCGCAAGCATGGCGAACATTGCCTGCATCATCCACCCGCCAGCGGTGGTCGGGTCTGCTTCGGGAAGGTCGCACATGAACACGTACCACCCCTCTTTCTGCGAACGCTCGATGGTTTCGAGACGCTCGATCATGCGGCGGGAAAGCCTGTCACCCTTCGCTACCACGAGGATGCCCGACTCACGCCTGCACAGTTCGATCGCATCGACCGCAGCGTTGCGCTTCGCGAGCGGCTTGCTGAAACCGGACACTACCTCCGTGAACACGGCGATGTTGCGCCACCCCTTGTCCGTGATCCACTGCTCGCACGTGTGCAGTTGCGCGTCAAGCCCGTGGCCCGACTTGCCCTGCTCGTCAGTCGATACCCGCCTCAGGATCACTGCTGGCTGGTCCGTCGTCGTTGTAGATTGCTTCACGTTCCCTTACCTCCCTGCGTAGTTCTTGTTCTGGTGAGTATGCGTCCCTCTTGCCATGCCTCCTGCGCCACGCAACGGACATCGTGTTCCAGCATGGGTTGCAGTAGTCGCCCATGTTGTACTTAGACAGGCGACCCTTGCACCTTGCGCAGTTACGTGGTGGCGGCATCGTCCTTCGCCCTCGTGTACAGGGAAAGGTCGGCGATGGGTACAAGCCGATCCTTCCCCTGAATGCTCGCCTTCTTGCGGTTGCGCAACGACACGATGTACCCGTAGTGCCAGCGCATGTTGGCGTCCATCCACTTCACGACAGGCGGGTCGCCGCCTGCACGCAGGATGGCACGTGCTTCCTCGTACGTCATGTGCGCAAGCCTAGCGTTGTCATGGACGGAAGCAAGCGTGTGCGCCCCACGCCGTGATGCCAAACCTGTCACGGATGGCGTCGGCCACGAGGATCGTCTCGGGGATTGAGCCGGACCACAGGCGGTACGGGCTACCCGCTGCGTACCACGTGTGCTTATAGATGCCCAAGCCCCCGCCCCACGTTGGCCCTTGGTGGTGCCACGCCACGCCGTACTTCTCCGTGCGTGACGGCTGCTCGCACCTGCCCATTCGCACGAAACCCATCCAGTCGGGGACGCGTTGCTTCATCTGCGCCATCGTCGGGTGCGGAGGGAACTGCTGCGTTTTCTGCTTCGCGTCTGCCGATGCGTAACACACGAACGAACTCGTGAACGTAACGAACGCAACGGTTACTGCAAGCGTGGTGATCTTCATTGTCTTTCGTGTCCTATCTTCTTTGACATTTATCGCGAACGTAAGGAACGAACGCTTGACTAACGCAGACGGGGGGGCTAGCATCGACGATGCTAGCCCCCCCGCTTTCGCTATCTCAACCTTCGGTCGCTTCGGTCGCAACCACGGGGCGCTTTGCGAGCGCCGTGTTGATTACGTTGATGATGCTCGGCGATGCTACGCCAGTTGCACGTGACATATCCGCGATCGTGACGCCAGCATTGCGCGCCTCGATCATTGCGTCGGCCCACGTTTCACGTGAGTCGGCCAGTTCTTTCTCGTGCCTGCGCTTCGTGATGAACGCTCTGACCACCGCCAGCATGTGAGGGTTGTCCGAGAAGTCGTACGTGATGCTGTCCATCGTGTTCTCCTTTCGGGAGAGTCGTGGGGAGGGGGCGGATACCCCCTCCCCGTATCGTTTACGGGCGGAGTGCCCAGACTTCCTGCTTGCCACGCTTGCCTGCCACGTACACCTTGCCCTCCTGCTCCAGCGAGGTGAGCGCGGCGCGCGCCTGTGACGTAGTGAGCGGAGACGGCCACCCGTTCGCGCCCTCCCACAAGCCGATGCCCCTGACCGTGGACTGCGCGCTCGTGAGCGCCTGCTGCACACGGAGTTTCGCGTCGGTCGGGCTGACACGTGGGGCACGCTTGCGGTTGGTGACGCTTGCGATCGGAGACCTGTACGAAGGCGAGTCGTTGTCCTCGGCAGGCTCGTCGTCCTCCTGCACCACGGGTGCGGAGCCGAACACGCCGCCCGTGATGGGCGTGAGGTCAACGGTGACGGAGCCGTCGCCTGCGTGTACCACCTGCGTGGATGGCATGGTCGGCGTGGTCACGGTACCCGTGGTGGCGTACTCGTCAAGCGCCTCGGCAAGCGTCGGCTCGCCGTCCACGTGGGCGCTCAAACCTGCCTCGTGAAGCGCGTCCTGCAACACGCCAAGTGCTGCGAGGTGGGCGTCGGCACGGCGCTCTGCCTCGATCACCCTGCGCTCCACCTCCTCGCGCCACTCGTCCCACGTATCCGCGTCCCACATCGTGGAGCGGTCCATGCCGAACGTGCTTCCGTTCACGTGTCCTCCGTTCGTTGTGTTTGTCGTGTACGTACCCAGCATCACTTGCCTCCCTTCATCATGGTGCGGATGAAGTCGCCGAGAACCTTCGGCAACTGGTTGCTGCTTGCGATCGACGTTGCGTACGTGTGGTAGTCGGGGTCAACGCTGCCGATACCGATGCCACCCGTAACGATTCCCTCCCGCAACGCCAACGCAACCTGCTCCGACGCTTCGTCCGGCGAGTTCGGATACCCGTCAGTCACGACGACGATCATCTGCGTGTCAGCCTTGCGCTTGCGGCTCACTGCTCGTGCCCACACAAGGGCATCCGCCTCGTTCGTGCCGCCGCTTGCCCCGTAACGTACGCAACGGAGCGCCCGTGACATAGCGTTGTCGATCTTGCGAACCTGCGCCTTCGTGAGCGTTGATCGGAACGGGATGCCAAAGTCAACGGTGCATCCGTACGCACACACTGCGACGTCGAGTCCGTCAACCTTGTCGGCTGCGTTGTACACGGCGAGTGCTGCGTCGGCTGCCTCGTATCCGTCGTGTCCTGCCATCGACCCGGATGCGTCGATGCACACGACGAGCGAGTAGTCGAGCGACCCCTTCGGCCCCGTCCTCTCACGGAAGGAACGGAGATCGCCAAGTGCGAGGCGCTTGGCAGACGCTGCGTCGAACGCGCCGCGCCGCTTGCGTCCGATCCATCCGCCGTTCGCGTTGTCCTGCAACACACGGCGAAGGTTCTTCGTAACGAGGCGGGTCACGGGAGAGAGACGCTGCGACGCACGCTGGTCGTCCACGTACTTGGGCGTGGTCTTACGCGTGGTGATGAAGTCGCCCTCCAACACCTCGCTCGTGCGATCGTTGGCGGGGAGTGGCGTCTCGTCGCGATCGTCCTCCCACTTGCCACGCTCACGGTCCGGGCGAACCTTGTCGGGCAGGTTGTCGCTCTCCTCGCTGCTTGCGCCATCGCCACCGGGGTCGCCCCCGTACTCGTTCGTGGTGCCGTTGCTGTCGCCGTCATCGCCATCGTCCTGCGTGTCGCCGTCGTCGGCGTCCTCGTCGCCGTCGTCGCCGTCCTCGTCGGACTCGCCGTCACCCGTAGCGTCGCCGCTCGTGCCATCGGCACCCTCGTACTCGTCGTCCGTGTCGCCGTTGCCATCGGCTCCCTCGTCCTCGCCATCCTCGCCCTCGTCGCCCGTGCCGTTGGTCGGGCCGCTCGTGGGAGGCGGGTACTGGATGGTGCCGTCCATGTACGGGAGCAACGCGTCATACATAGGCTCCAGCGTGTCGATGAGCGAGCCGGTGTCCGGCTTGTCGCACGCCTCCATGAACGCGTCGTGGCAAGCGTCGATCACGGACTGCTCCGTTGCGTTCACGACGGGTGCGTACTGGTCTGCGCCGTCCGTGCATGACCGCTTGGCGAACAGGTACGAACACACCCTGCGCACCATGCCAACGTTGTTCCACTGGCTCACGTTCGGGGCGACCATGCGATCGTTCTCAATCTTTCGCAGCATTGCGAACGCAGGTACCTCACGCTCCATGCAGTCCTCGATGCGCACATCCTCCGCAAAGTTGACGACCATGAAGAACTCACGCCAGTGTGCGGGATCGCACCAGTCGGGGCGGCTGATCTCCGTCGTGAACAACACGTGCCCCATCTCGTGGATCATGACCATCACGGCCTCGCCACGCATGATCGGGCGCAGCCTGTCGTAGTACCCGGTGGGGTTATCGTTCGCGGTCTGCGTTGACCACATGACCGTGATCTGGCGGGAGGTGGACTCGTCGATCTTCACGGCCCACCTGCCCACGGAGTTGTGACGCGTGATGATGGGGCGAGAGTCGCCGACGATGGCGCTCATCGTGACGGCAACCTCACGCTCCGCACGTGCCGTGTTGCTCGCCGACCATCCCGTGTACTCGACGAGCGGCTCGTTCCACCGTGCGTGATCGTTCGTAAGGCTGACGATCGTAGGTGTGGGTGTTTGTGTACTCATGTGTGTACCTCTTTCTTTCGTGTGGACTAGGCGATCGGGAGACCGGACTCGTCCACGTTCCACATTGCGAGGATGTTTCGGACGGGCTGGCGCTCGTCCTCGGGGAACTTGGCGACCAACGCACGCTCGGCAGACTCGGCCCACGTGTAGCAGCCGGACACCATCGCCTCGGCCCACATGAGCAGCGTGCGGAAGCCGACGGGGTGCGTGATCTCGCCCGCCTGCCTGATCTTGCTCACGGTCTCGGCCATGTTGCGTGCCACCGTTGCGTCGATCGACGGCACACGTGTCATGAGTGCCAGCGCCTCGTCGCCGTACGCAGGGTACGTGATGGCGGGCGTCCACGGCAGGCGGTTCTCGAACGCAGGGTCCAACTCGTTCGTGCCGACGTACTCGTTGGGCGGGTTCGCCGTGGCCACGAGGATCAAGTCGCCACGGTCGATCGTCTCGCCCGTTGCCAACGTGAGGCGGGCGGTGCCGTCGAGCAGGGGCATGAGCGATGCGTACTCATTGACGTCACGGATGCGGTTGATCTCGTCGATGAGCAGGACCGTCGGCCTCTCGTGGCTCATGCGCACGGCGCTTGCGATCATGCGATCGACCCACTCAACGGTCGGCGCTCCCGTGGTCTCGTGTGCGGCGGGCAACTGCGTGCCGATGAACGAGTCCTCGTTCGACCCCGGCGTGATGCTCACGATCACGAGGTTCCAGTTGAGCAGCGACGTAAGCCACTCGATGCTCGCGGTCTTGCCGCACCCGGTGTCGCCGAACACGGCCATGTGCTTGCGCTCACGCAGGCCGAACATGACGTCGTACAGGTAGTCGTCCTGCCCGATGAGCGGGAAGGCACCGGGCGAGGGCGACGTAGGCAGGCCGTCCTCGATCGGGATCGCGATGCTCGGGCGGCTGCCCTTCTTGCACGTAACGTGCGTTGACGAGACGTCGATGCCGCTGCCGACGTTCGCGAGGCTGGCCGTCAGGTCACGTGTGACGTAGACGTCCTTCGTGTCGGGGGACGGGAGCATGACGCCGATGTTTCCGTTCGCGCCGATGCTCACGGTGGCGACGCTCGTGCCGTCCACGGTGAGGGCTGCGTTGCCGTTGCCATCGGGGGTCAGGGTTACGCTAGGCATGTGTGATTACCTCCTGTTCGGATGCGGTGGGCCGATCCCACTGCATGGATACACTGTAGCATGGGGCAAAGTGCCTGCTAATCGGCACTTTCCACCGCTGTGTGCGGGCGCGCCTGCGCCGGGGTGTAGTACGTGTCGAGCGTGTGATCGTACGCACGCCCGATGGCCCACGTAGCGAACGCAAGCGTGATGATGAACAACGCAAGGTATGCGTACGTGATGGCTAGCGCCTTCGTCCTACGTGTCACGCGTTCACCTCCTTCGCGAGACGCTTGATGCGTGCCGTCTTGTTGAGCAACACGAGGATCGCGGTCTCCGCGTCCACCACGTGGTACGGGGGCCAGCAGGGTGGGCGGTCCTCCCGCCACGCCATCATGAGCGCCATGCCGAGGGCAGCGCCACCTGCCCATGCGTGCGCCTCGAAACACGCGCGGCCCTGTGCCTCGGTCCATGCGTACGGGCCGGGTGGGTAGTCGTTCACCCGCTCCTTGGCGGGTGGCTTGTGCCCGTTCTGCTTCTTGCGTACGTTCGTCCAGCGGTTCATGCGTTGTCCTCCTTGTCGTCCCTCACGTTGTCGAACAGGTCGTTGAGCGCGATGAAGTCGGCGATGCCGTCGGCCTCGCCACGCCACGTGTAGCCCGTGTCCATGCGGTCCTCGTCAAGCACCGCGTACTTGGTGTCGTCCTCGTCCTTGCACAAGTACAGGTCCACATCGCCACGTGTGATGCGTACCTCGACAGTCCAGCGAGGGTCGCTCACTTGGATCGTGGTGTCGTCGTTCGTCATGCGTTGCCCTCCTTCGTACGGCGCGTGATTGCGCGGTGGTGAATGACTGCCGGGATCACGTGGAACGCGACCACGAACGTTGCTCCGATGATTGCGAACGCGTTGCTCATGCGTTGTCCTCCTTCGCGATAGGGGTACATGCGTCGCGGAACTTCCACGCGTCGAAGCGTGCGTTGTCGTCGTCGAACAACTCCACGAACAACTCGCGCATCGTCGAAACGTGGATGCGGTCGTACGGGTCGTACTTCGCAAAGATCGCAGCGACGGCATCGTAGTGCTGTTTCGTGAAGCGTGGCGATGGGTGGCTGGGCATGGTCAGTCCTCCTGCGTGGTCGTGAGGCGGTGCTTGGGCTGCCTCGTGTACGGAACGGCGACACGCTCGAACGTGAGGCCGGTGGTGCGGTGGTCCTTGCGCTTCGCGTTGTCGCGGCGCTTGGCGTGGCGGAACTTGTCGTTCGCCTTGCTCGTGTTGTCGCTCATGCGTCAGACCTCCTTGTCTTCGTCGAGCAGCATCACGAACGTGACGTCCGAGAGCAGATCGTCGCATTCGATGGCCTCCAACTCGCGTGCCGTGAACGGCGCGCTGCTGCGGTTCACCGCGATGATCTCCTGCAACGTGAGGTTGCGAATGAGCGTGGTCCGATTGCTGTCCATCGTGTGTCTCCCGTAATCATGGCCGGGGACCATTCCCCGGCATCTCCAATAATGTAGCAGGCCAGTAATCCCCTGCTAATCAGCACTTTCTGGGGCTGCTCTGGTCGGGTGTGCGCCCGCCTTTCGCATTACTACGTGTTACCACGTGTTACTGCACTTGTGACTGTGCGATGCGCGATTACGTGTTACTCGAACACGTGTTACCCCCGTATAGGGAGTAACACGGTAACACTTGGCACGTATTACCCCCGCATTACCCACACGTGACCCGCCACGGGCTGGACGCGACCACGCGAGGGGCTAGCGCCCCCTCGCGATGGTCACGTGCAGCCCTTGCGCGTAGGGCGGTCACTGGCCGCCCCAAACTTCACACGTGACGCGTGGTCGCACGTGTGACGGGTGAGACCTACGCGCCCGTACGAGGGCACAAAAAAAGCCCCCCGCGCCCGGACACCGTGTCCGGACGCGAGGGGCTGCGTGGAAACCGACCGCTTTGCGAGCGGCTATGCGCCGATGTGCGCGGCGATGCGGGCGAGCATGACCTCCATCGCGTCCACTCGCGCCTCCACGCTCGTGGGCGTGGCGATCTCGACCGTCTGCGTCGCCTTCGCGGGCGTCTTGCGTGCGCGCTTGGGCTTCGCGGGAGCGGGTGCGTCGGCCTTCGCCTTCGCGCTCGCGTCCTTGCGCGAGGCCTTGTCAATCTCGCGGAGCCGGTTCACCTCGCTCGTGGGCACGGTCACGTGCGTGACCTGCTCGCGTGGGACGCCCATCGCGTCGGCGAGAAGGTAGCGCCACCCGCCCGCGCCTTCGGGCGCGTCGGACGCGTCGCGGCCTGCGAGGAGGAGATCGTTCGCCCGCACGTTCTGCGCGAGCGTGAGCATCTGCTTGTCGGTAAGGGTCTTCATGTGCGTGTGTACCTCCGTGTGTGTGCCAGACGGGATGTCCGGCTTCCATTACAGAATGACAGACCGCAAAGTCCCTGCAAATCGCAACAATTCTCCGGCTCTCTCCGTGCGCACACGGCGCGTAGCGCACGCAAGGGGGGGGTGGGGGGTGCCCCGCACCCGCGTGAACGCCCCCGCGCACGTAATAGATTCCCTTACACGCATAAACCCGGAGCCATTTTTGCGTTTTCCGGGCAAATACCGCTTAGAAACGCACAATCGCCCCTCCGAACCGCCGCTTCTAGCCCCTCGAAGCCCGCAATTCGTTCACTCCCGGCGCAATAAGCCCTTCTTCGAGGTATTCGCGCCACTTTCCGCTGTCGGCAGTCTCCCTTGGAGGCGGAGAAACCATCAACGCGTACTCCAGAGCGTCGAGACGGTGGTCATCTTTCTTTACTCGCTCGTCTGGGCGGTCGCGGTCCACCCTTCCACCGGGTCGATAGCGCGCGGAAGTGATGGAATCAACCAACCCGGCGCATCTGCGGCAGATAACGATCGCAGGACCGCGCCCATCCTTTCTCACAAGGCGAGACGCCAGCAACTGGGCGAGCCGCTGGTCACGGATACCCTGCCTCTTGCCCTTATCGCACGGTGCAATGTAGATACCCTGCCGTGCGTACTCCTCCATGTATGAACCCGATGCGCCTCTGGCCCGCCCAGCAGGGTCACCGATGGCCATAACCTCTTTGATACCGAATCGCTCCCGGATCGCCTTGACATTCTTAGCGTGTTCCGATGGTTCCAGTTCTGCGACACCGTAATCAGCGAACACAACGATCGGGTCTTCGCCATCTTCGTCTACTGCCATCCATACGACAGCGGTTTCGACGGCACGCCCGAAGTCCCAACCCTCGATGATGAGTTTGCCTCTAAGTGATTCGGGGGGTACGTCGTCGATGATGTGGATGTTCTCGTCGAACTCGGTGAATACCTGCCCCTCGAACGCGCCCCAATCACCTCGAACGTACGCAGCGTGTCGCGCTCCGCTGAATCGCTTCTTGATTTCTTCGACGTATTCAGGGGGCAAATATGGATTTTCGTCGGTCCGCGCTGCGAACACCTCGAACCCCTGCGAACGTTTCCCACTACATCCCGGAGGAACAAAGTTCTTGCGGATGAATCCAGACGGGCCGGGGTTGCACGTAACCCAGATACGCAGCGGGCCAGACACACGGACGTCTACTTCGCGCCCGTTGATGATCTGGACAGAGGTCGTCTTCCCCTCAGTGTTCGGCGTGCCGCGCAGACGGCCAGCGCCCAGCATCTCGTAGACCTCATCCGAAATCTCGGACCCCTCGTCGAGATATACCCAGTCGGGTTCCACTCCAAGGAAGTTCTGCTCGCTCTTTGCGTTACGGAACATGATCTCCGATCCGTTCCAGAACTTCACGTGAGGAGGTGCCGACGCTGCTTTGCCGCCAGTTACCTTCGCTAGGCCAGACTCAACGAGTCCGGTCATATCCAACTCACGCAGAAAAGTGCGCCAAGTAGAGTCCATCAGCGGGCGATATTCCTTACGCCCAATAATCCCGAGACTCTTGGGGTATTCGATCGCGGTTCGGATCGCTTCCCGCGACCCGGCTTTGGTCTTGCCCGCGCCTACCGCTCCAGCGTAGAGACGCCACTTACTTGTTGAACGGTGGAACGCCTCCTGCGCAGGAAGCGGGTGGTAGCCAGCCCATACATCGACGTTCATTTATCCCCCGGTTATACCTCGCTGTTGTATTGTATAGCGAACGTAAGTCGAACGGGGGGAATATCTCCGATGTCAGACCGCTGGGTTGAGTCTCCGCTTCATATTCCGCGCCGTTGCCACCGTACGGGAACATCTTCCACCGACGCTGGGCCGTACTTCGAGCATAACTGGGCGTACTACGACGCCGATCCTAACGCTGCTGCGAACATGGAACTGCGTCATCAGACGCTGTACCAGAGTAAGGACTGGATCAAGCATATGCTTGGTCAGCCCGGTTCTCCGTTTGTGCCCGTTACTGCCGATGAGTGGATGGATGCCATCGTGGAGAAGAAGGAACTTTCCGCACGGGTCGAGGAACTGGAAGCAAAGATCGAGGAGTTGCAGGCAGACCTCATCGTTGCTTTGGAGCAGGAGCAGTTTGTGCTGCGCGACGAAGATGTTGAGCGTCTTGCCGCAGCGATGAAGCCAAAGCCGAGGGCTGCGAAGTAGCAATGGAGACTGACTGGAGAAACGAACCAAACCTTGTCGCGCTACAAAAGCGGTACGGCTTTTCCGGTCCAGAGATGAACAAAGTTCTGTACCACCGGAACCGAATGGCGACCCCATACCAAACCAAGAACGGGGAACCAGCCACGATTTACGCTACTGGGGTGAACCTTCCAGATGGAAGAGTCGCATCAGTTCCGGGGTACATTGGCCGTGGCGGGAAGGGGCGTATTGTCAGTAATCCAGACGCGCTCTATAAGTACTGGAAGGACGACATCGCCAAGGGAAGATGGCCCGTGTATGCAAACGGTGCGCAACTCAATAAGCGTGACGCCTTTATGCACAAGGTCGTGATGGAACCAGATATGCGGAGCGGGCAGTAATGCCATACCGCGACCCACAGGGCGGGCTTACCGAAGCAGGTCGTGCGCATTACAAGCAGACGCAGGGCGCGAACCTGAAGCCCGGTGTCAAGAACTACTCGTCTGCGTCTGACGCGGACAAGAAGCGTTGGATTTCGTGGGCATCGCGCTTCTATGGACAGAGCAACCTACCGCCGATGAAGAAGCCGAACGGCCAGCCGACGCGTGCCGCGCTTACTGCGGCAGCGTGGGGTGAGCCTGTCCCGTCAAACGAAGCAGCAGCGCGTCGTATTTATGCAAAGGCGCTCGCAAGAAAGCAACAGGTGTACGGCGATGCCCGCTAAGTCACAGGCACAGTTCCGTTTCATGGCAGCAGTTGCATCCGGCAAGGTGAAGAAGTCCGGGCTTTCTCCCAAAGAAGCGAGAAAGTTTATGCACGAATCAAAGGGAACGTATGGCAAACTACCGGCTATGGCTATGAACCCTGACAAGGATGTCGAGGGCGGCGCGAAAGAGCGTATGTCCGACAGCCCTTCCACCCGCAAGGCCGAGTACGGGAACAAGTTCGGTAAGAACACGTACGCAGGTCGAGGAAAGAAGCCAGCAAGGGGAAAGAAGATGTCCCGCGCTGAATTCCTGAAGATGGTCCGCGAGAAGAAGTTCGCGAAGAAGAAGAAGTAAGTGGCCGCAACCCCTAGCCCGTACGACAAGAAGCCGGGACCGTCCCATGAATTTCAGAAGACGTTCCCCTTTGTGTCGAATAAAACCGGCGCGGCAGTCGGAGCAAGTCTTGGAGCCACTGCATTAGGTATTGGCGGCGGGATATACACAATCGGGAAGAAAGTCTCCGCAAGAAGGTCCGCTGCCGCTGGCGCTGCTCCTAAGCGGAAACTCCTAATCTCACCAACCGACGTCGTTCGCAACTCAGCAACGCGTGGACCGAAGAAAGTTGTTTACGGTCCTCCGCGTAATCCTGTTCGTGCGCCTCGTCCGGCTGCAGCAGACTCCCCAATGGCGTCTGTCAACCGTGCGATGAACGTGTCTGACAAGACGCGGGCTAACGTAAGGCAGTTTGCCAAAGACCTGCACAGCATCTACCAGATTCCGCCAAACGGACTCAACGACATCGGAAGCCACGACTGGGAAAACCGGGAGATGATCCGCAACTTTGACAAGTTGCCTTATCGTGGAAGTGTGCCCGGAAACAAGGCAACAACAAGTCCATCTCCAGCAGCAGTAAGCAAGCGCAGCAGTAACTATCGCGGTCGTCACATTGTTTCGAGTAGTTCTTACCCACAGGGCCTTGCCACTCGCACTAGCAGCGGCGCTGCGTATGACCCGTACGGCAGTCTGACTGCTAGCGAGAAGGGTGCGCTCCGACGCAAGACCAATAAGGCCGCTGCTGCTGCAAAGCCGATCATTCAGCAGGGGTTGCGTGCGAGGTTCGGCGGTGACCAGCCTGCTCCGCCTAAGCCAAAGGCACCGAAGAAGCCGAGTGGTACTAAGACCCCCGCTCCGACGACTGTCGAGATTGTCCCGCAGGAGCCGCCAAAGCCGACGACGCCGAAGCCGTCTGGCGGAGGAAAGGGCAAGGGTAAGTCAACTCCCACTACGTCAGCCACCTTTGAGCGGACGTATCAGCCGGGACGACTTCCGGGCGAAACAAAGAAAGAAGCAAGCGCGCGTCACAAGGCGGAAACTGCGGCTGACAGGGCAGCCGAGCGCGCAGCAAAGAAGGGCGAGCCTAAGAACACGATGAAGGCTCCGACTTCGGCAAAGCCTCCTGCGCCTCCTAAGGCTGAAACCCCTGCACCACTTTCGACCGGAGACGGCCCAGAGCCGCCCGCTAAGATGGTGTACGACAACTTTGGCCAGCGCTTTGCAGATGTTCGTAACAACGAGATTGCGAGCATGACTCGTCAGGAGAAGACTGCGGTTCGTAAGGCGTCCAACAAGGCTGCATGGGCTGCCCGTCCGGTGCAGCGCCGTGGACTGAAGGCTAGGTATGGCGCTGGCGCGCAGAGCATGACACCCGAGCGGGTTGTTGCTCCTCCCACAAAGCCGAATAACGGAATGACGGCAGCGGAGCGGAAGTCTGCGAAGGAAGCAAAGCGTGCCGAGAACCGCGCAAAGCACGCTGCCGATCAAGCCGCAAGAGCGGCGGAGCGTAAGGCTGGAAAGGCGGCGGGTAGTGGGTTTGCACCGACCCCGAATCCGCCGTCTAAGGTTGGAACGGCAGCAGGTGGTGGGTTCGCACCGACCCCGCAGCCTCCCCCTAAGGCTGGAACAGCAGCAGGTGGTGGCTTCGTAAGCAGGTACATTCCGAAGCCAGCGTCCGACGTAATGACTCGGTACGGCGGGACCGGAAGAACTACACGCGGAACACTTCGCACCGAAACAACCCCGCATGGCCTAAAGCATGAAATGCGTGTTCGCACCCACCGCTATGGCCCCGTTAGTCCGGGAAGGCTGAAGCAAGACCCGACTCTCGTCGGCAAGCCGAAGTTGACACCCATTGCCGAATCGACGACCAGCATGTTCCCCGGAACTCCGAGCAAACCTGCGACTCAGCAGCCGCACATGCAGGGGCGCGGGGCAAAGGTTATCGGCGAGCAGGGTAACTTCAGGGTTTGGCAAGGCAAGAACCGTGGTGACATTGTTATCCAGCATCGGTCCGGTAGGCAGTACAACCTTCCCTACAACCCGAACAAGCAGGGGCCGGTCAACGTCAAGGGTATCCTTGACTACGCCGGTAAGGGGAACAACGAGAAAGCGTTCCTGAAGGGCGGCTGGACCGCTGACGGTCGGTCCGTATCTGGCAAGGTTGGAACAAGAAGCCGCGCTGGGCGCTTTTTGATTGGTGCGGCAACAAAGGGCGGAGTTCTTTCCCTTGGTGGCGCTGCGCTATACGGGATTGGCAAGTTGCTCGGCCCCGCTGGTTCACTTCTTGGACCACAGGAGGCTGCCGCAGCGCCGACAATTCCGGGGCGTAGTTATGCGAACCGTGCTGCTAATGAACCGAATCGCGCTGCTCGTCACCGGTTGCAGCGTGAGGCTGTGACGGCAGACAGGTACCGGGCTGGCATCGCCCGTCCGTTTATTGAGCCGAGCCAGTACCGCAGGATCGTAAAGAAGTACGGTCCGAGTCCGTTTGGTAACTACGCGGACGTCGTGAATACGTCTGGAGCGTTCGCAAACCGGTATCCGAACAAGCGTTATGGGGGGAAGAAGTAGATGGACCCAGTTGCAATTCTTGCTCGCGCAATGAAGAAGGGCTACTCCCCCTCTGATCCGCGTCCGACAACGATCCGTCCACAGCAGACGCCACAGCCGCCAAAGCCGCAGCCGCAGGTTACTGGCGATGGTGGCCCGCGTATCAATGCTCCAAAGGGTTCTGGCAAGTTCCTGCAAAACGCGTACGCCTCGTACAACGCAGCGCCGGAAAAGAAGCCGGACTCTGCGCTTGTCAATTATGCATTGAACGAGTTCAAGCGGACGCATAAGTGGGCGCGGGCAAAGAACGCGAACGATAACCGCCAACTCGAATTTGCGGTTCGTTACCTGCTGCTGTCACCGAAGAAGAACAGGTACAACCCTTGATTGCCGCAGCCATCATCCTCGGGATCACAACCGCGATCAACGCTGCTGTTGCGTGCTTCGTGTTCTACATGGGCCAGAAGGAGCGCGATCTTCTTCTTACGCGCATTCAGGCTCCCGAGGCTTCGCGTCTGAAGGCCGTATCGGAAACGTTCGATAACATGCCTGATGCACCGGTCGATGACGACGTTGCGCTACCGGCCCTTCCATGGGACGAAGACCTTCAGATGATCTTGTCCGAGGAGGACAACTAGATGCCTTTCACTTCGACATCAGTTTCGGTTGGTACCACCGCCGTTGAGATTCTTCCTACCGACCCGCGTCGCCGTCGCGTCTCGCTGCATAACGCGACTGGCGCTGGCACGACGTACATCGGCGGGGCTGGCGTGACGACCGCAAACGGTTTCGACCTCGCGTCCGGTGACCGCCTTGATTTCACCGAGTCGCACCCTGCGGACTGCTCGCTTCGTGGAGCAATCTACGCAGTCAACTCCAGTGGCACGAACACGGTACGCATCCTCGTGGGGACTGACTAATGGCGATCACTGCATTCTGGTACGGGCCATCGATCACTGGGCAGTACTCCGCAACGTCAGCACGCCGCATTGACTGGGCAACCGACACGATCAAGTGCGCACTTTGCACATCGTCGTACTCGCCCAATCAGGACACCAACACCTACTACTCGGACATCACGAACGAGGTTGCGTCCGGTGGTGGGTACACGACTGGTGGTGCAACCCTTGCGTCAAAGACGACGAACTACGATTCAGCGACCAACACGTTTTCGCTCCGTGCGGGCGCAAC